AAATATCACTCATTGATACTCCTAATCCATACAAGTATTTATGATATTTCTTTTATTATAAACACTTCTTAATCTCGATTAAACAAGCTGCTAAGTTGATATCTGTGTATGCAACAGTTTCATGTTTAAATAGATAGTCGGCAATGATTAGAAGAATATCATCCCATTTAGTTTTATCCGCAGTTATTACTTCTAAATGGTTGTACATAAATTGGTAAAATAATACAACTTCTTCTGATGATATATACTCTACAATCATTTTCTTCAATGATGTTAAATCACTAGATTTGAATGATGTAAGAACTTGAGTAAACTTATCATTAGAATAGTTTGTATCCATCATTGGAACTAAATGATTATCAACAGTATGTTGTGTAATAGCATTTAGGCAAGCCCTTAGGTCAGGATAATATGTTTGAACGTATTTTACTATGACATCAGTAGTATCAAACGAAATTGATTCTTGACTAATAATGCTGGCAATTCTTGCCACAAACTCATCAAACTTCAATGTATTAAAGTGATATAGTTGGCATCTTGAAATAATTGCATCATCAATCTTGGAAATATCATTGGTTGTAAGAATAAAACGACACCATCCTGAAAATTGTTCCATAACATATTTGAGTGAGCATTGAGCTTGCTTTGATGCTCTTTCAAACTCTTCTAAAATAACCAATTTAAAAGAGTCGTTTAATGGGGGAACTGATGCGTAATCAATAATTTTACGCATATCATCAATGGATGTTTTATCAGAAATGTTTAGACGAATAAAGTCTTTAATGCCAAGTTCATTGAGTAAAACATTAATAGATGAGCTTTTACCAGTTCCAGGTACACCATAAAAAATAACGTGTGTATCTAATGCTTTGTTAGCAATCCATGATTTAAACTTGTTTTCATAATCATCATTAATGAAAACCAAATCAGTAACTTTTGTTGGGCGATATTTTTCTGTTAAAACTTGACTCATTATTTCTCTTCCCTATTCAACCATTCCCATAAATCATCAGCTGTGTTTAATTCAGCTAAAAGAACTTCTTTATCAGTACCAGCTTTCCAAATCTTCATACAGCCTTCCTTATATTCATAAAGAAACCAAGAAATATACTCTAACTCAATCTTATCGAAAAAGTTTTTTTCAAGGATTCTAAAAGGTTTAGTTAACTCATCTTCTAAACTGATTATGTCAATAGTTCTATTACTAGCTTCATAAACTTGATGAACAAACTTACCAACTTCTTGAGATCTTTTAATATATTCTACGAAATCGTCTTTTGAAATCTTATCTTTAAGCATTAAATCACTCCCAATAACATCATTCCTAATGCTGTTATTATAGCAGAAGTTAATGCTGTTGTCAAGATTAATTTACGATTGTTTTGAATATTTTCAGTTGAACTTTTACACCAATTACGGTAATTCTTACGAATATGGCACTCCATTTCATTCTCTGTTGGTAAATGGTCTTTACCAAACATTAAATATAACTCTGGATATTTACGTCTATCAAATATGCGATTAGGTATATACTTAACATATGATTCAGGTATTTGACCTTCAACTTCCATTACAAACCCAACAGGAATAGGGTCTTTTAAACGCTTTTTAGAACGACAGTCCCACATATCTTTTCGACTAAAGCCTTTTATTACCATTGTTCTCATATTATCTCCTAATAGTTGATATGAATAGTTACTGCATGCTTATCTGTAATCATACCTAATCCACCAGCACATTCTTTATAATAATCAGTGAAATCATCATTCTCAACGGTTAAAAACTTCCAACCACTTTTTTGTGCTGACTTAATCTTATGGATTGCGTTACGGTTATGCTCGATAAGCTCTGGATTAAAGTCGTTTCTAGCTAATGTTTTTTGACCAATGGTGTAAAGGTCTTCATCTTCAATGAAAACCTCATAATCCAATACTTCTGGATTCATCTCTACGAATCTATCTATTTGGTCTTTAATCTCTCTTAGTTTCATCATCTATTCCAAACTCTTTGAGGAACTCTGGCATTGTTTTACTTTTAGCCATAACTCCTTCTTTAAAAGACTTAGGAGAGATAAACCATAAGACTTCATCTTTACCATCAATAGTCATTTTCATTGATGTACTCCAATGACCATGTTCAATAAGAACCCAATCACCTACATCAATATTTGTTATATTGCTGGCTTTATAACGAACCTTTGACCATCGAGGTCTAGCAAACCTACCTTCATAGTCCATTTGTTCGGCTTGAAGATAGAGTCCACCTTTGGTCTTACGCTCTCCATATTCTATTTTTTCCACATACATAGTATTTGGAGCACATTCAATATATTTAGGTACTGTAACACCAAAATCTATCATAGTTGTCCTTCTAATTCTTTCTTATCATCTTCTGAAATATCAGTATATTTAGGTGTCTTGCGACCAGTTGCTTTCTTTAAGTTTTCGGATTGAATCTTTTTCAAGTCATCTTCAACATCTTTTGATGAATCGCTCTTTAAATTAACTGTTTCAGAAACAAACTTATTGCCTTCATAATATTCAGAAAGCTGTTCTTCACGTGTTTTTACAACCTTACCATTATGCCCAAGAATATCTCCACGACCGTTCATGTGGGCGTTGCCCAATGCAACGGTTTTCTCATATTTCTTAGCCAATGATACCATATCAACATTTTTACCTCTATAGCTTATAGCCATCTTTCACTCCTTAATAGTTTATATGCTTTATTATACAATATTTTGTCAATGTTGTCAATATTATTTTGTAAACATATGACAATGACAATGACCTGTTTGCTCAATATCTTCATCAATGAACTTACAAGGGCATTTAATGTCTTCTAATTCATCTGGTTTTGTGCTTTGATATATCGCATATTTACATGGACAATAACCATTACACTTTTCAACTGCTATCAACATTTTGTCAAAGATTTTACCAAGTTTATAGCCTTTATTGTTTGCATATTCAATATATTCTTCTCTAGTCATTTTAATCCTTTTATATAATGATTGAGACAAGGGTTATTTCAACCCTTGTCTTATATTTCAATAACTTTACGGCTTTCAAAACCGTTGTTATATTCGTACTTTTCATAACCACGAGGGTTACAAACAACCCTGCAATCACCAATCATGTAGTCAGAACTTGTGTGTATATGACCATGACACCATAGTTTGATATTAGGGTGGTCGAGTATAAAGTTCTCCAAGTTGCTTGCATAAGAAGCATTTGACTTACTTGTTTTGTATATTTCATCAATGCTTCTTTCTGATGGAGCATGATGGGTAACGACAACTATCTTTTTATCAGGAAACAGTTCACAAGCATTTTCAATAGCCTTTTTTGTCCTATAAAACATAGTCTCGTAATTACTCGGAGACACTTTCTTTATAATACCGTAAACATCTTGAGCATCAGTTGGTCTCAAAAACTCGGCATTATAATAGTTATAACGGTAGTCATTCAAACCATTTAGAGATGCTTGCTTGGCAAAGAATAATGTTCCTTCGCCATAAAGTCTAAAGTCAGTAAACATTATTCCACCAACAAAGACAACATCATTGACTACCTTATAATTATCATACAAATATGACACTGAGCCATCTATCGGAAACTCATTTTCAAGCTTTGTTTGATAATACTGAATCGAATGTTTCTTACTAGAATAACCTATATGATTACCTTCAATAAAAACTCCCTGCTTAACATTTTCATGTATCCATTTAACAGCTTCATCGGTATAAGCAGATATATCACCAGCTATAACAGTGAATGTTTCACTATCAGGTAAACTAAACGGATAGTTCCTGTTTATATCTAAGTGTAAATCACTGATAAGTTGTAATTTCATCACTATTCATCCTCAATATCTTCTGGCTCTAAGTCATATCTTTCACAGAACTCTTCGAATAAGTCTTCTCTTTTTTCATACATAACTCTTTGTACCGCTATATTTACCTTAGAAAAACCTTGTTTTAACATTTGATCAAGAATGTTTTCATAGTAGGTTTTATAAAGGTTTTCAAGGTATTCATCCCAATCATCGATTTCTTCTGCCATTCTCTTCTCCATTATTGATATATGATAGCATTAAATAGAGTTATTGTCAAGGATTATTTTAAAAATTCTTTGATATCAAGGTCATATTTCAATGAATTGACCAGATGTATTTTTAATAGATATAGCAGATAACTGGCACAAGATGAACCTCTACCAACCCCTATTACCCAACCATTTTCTGCAATACGTTCTGATAAGAATATACAGAATCTCAAGAACTTTTCAAACCCTTTTTCTCTATAAAGGGTTAGTTCAAGTTTTACCCTATTCTTTTCAGCATCTGTTTGACATAAGTCTTGGAAATATTTGTCTAAATCTATTTCATCATACTTATCTGGATAAAACCATAATGATTTGCGCTCTTCGTGAGTTGGAATCTTTTCTGGTAATGTGTAGTAAATGTCATCGTAGTTCTCATAACTAAACTTATTGAACATTACGACATCTGGATCATCCATTGGAAACAATACTTCTGATGGAATCTCTCCTCGATAAAGCAATTCCATTAAAGCACTTGTAAAATAAACTACATTACCATCATCATCAATTATGCGAGTATAAAGGTTCTTCATCCTCATCATCCTCATTAAATAGGCTATCAAGCTCATCCTCATCAATGAGCCCTTCTGAATAGCGTCTATCCACCTCTTCATTATAAGCATCTAAGAAAGTTCTAAGCTGTTTTACTACTTCTGATGACATAGACCCTTTTGTTGCATATGATAACTTATCTACGAGCTGTTGCTGCCTTACAATTAAGTCATAATTCGATAACTTCTTCAAGTCATCGGTTTCAAAATATACTTGTGCCATATAATTACTCCTTAAATTAGTTGGAAGTGTGGACTTCTACTATTGTTTTCATTATAAAACACTATTGAGAAATTGTCAATATTATTATTGTATAAAGGTTGAAAATGTACTTCATAAAAGCAGAACTTACGACCAGTCCAATAGAATCCTTTACTTTCTTCATTATTCAATGCTTGAAGACCAGTACTTTCATCACTAACGACACCAGTATGAGGTAATCCATAGAACAAATCTAATGTAGGATAATATCTTGGAGTTTTATAATAAGCTACTTCTGCTTGACTCATTGAAAAAATGTAGTCATCAAGTATTTCAAAGGTTGACCCACTCTTAAATGCTTGTTTTACACCATAATAGTAGCCCATATATGTAAACACATCTCCAATAGAGTATTCATAATCTGGTTGCCAATCAGGTATTTCTCTAGTTTTCCATTCAGGTATTACTTCTGCTATTGGATCAAACATTCTAATATAAGCATTTGTATTAGGATTGAATACATCCTCATCTGAAATATATGGTAAAACAATATCATAACCAAAGTTGATCGTTTCATTTTTGCTTTCAATATACATCCAAGGTTTATTAATAAGACCTACATGATGTACAACTCCGTTTAGAATGATAAACTTGCATTCAGGTTTCCATTCAAGACTGAATAAAATGCCTTCCTGAAGGTTATCAGTACCTTTTTCATATATATAATAGCTATGATAATCGACATCAGTATTTAAATACTCGACATAGGTATATACTGGTACGAGTAAAAATCTTGTCATATTACCATCTATCAAATATTTGTAAGGAACATCAGGAGCATACATGTTATTATACTCATTTTCAAACTCAGTGGTTGAAGCATATTTATTATCAATACTTTGATGCCAATTTTGGTTTTCAACCTTAGCATAAACTCTTTTAACTTCTTCTTCGTCATCAGATTTAGCATAAACATCAAGGTATATGTTTTCGCCTTCACGTTTTGCATAGTATTCATTACGTTCTTCATCATAACAAATGGTGTATTCAGGGTAATCAGCATTTTCAGCTATAACTCGTTGAGAACTTAGGTCATACAAAACGTTATCATTTAAGTTCTTTGATACATAAATGCGTTGAGATAATGATTCTCTTATACCATCAATAGATGGATAATCAATAGTTGTAGTACGGTTTTCAATAAAGTATTGACGAGTAGTATTGTTATCTCTTAATATTTCGGCTGTATCTGCGTTTAATTCCAAATATATACGTGTATAAGCATTCATCAACATATTGTTTTCAGCTTTTGCAACATATACTTTGTCTTCACCATCAAGAATATAAGGTCTTGATTTAACTTCATACACAAAAGTATATGGATCACGTTCAATATAAGATTCAAAAAAGACTTCTTCACCATCTAAAACATAAAGGTTGTCAAGTCTATAATAATCTTTAGTCGTTAAACGTCTTATATATGTCTTGCGGTTCTTATATATAATGTATTCAGCACCTTGTTTCTGTAAATCAGTCTCTGAATATAAGTTACCAGTAACAACAACTTCTTTAGTTGTTCCTTCTAAATAATAACCAGTGGATGATTGATTACTAGGAGTTACATATACACGATTACCTGACCATGATTTAGCACCACCATTTTCCAAATATTGTAAGAAACTTTTATGGAATACAGAATACTTCTCTTTATCATCTTCATAGTATCTTTTTTGAACAGTTTTACCCCAATATAAGTCCAATGATTCACTAAAATGTAACAAATGTTGCATTAATAACTTATCAAAACAAGAACATTGGCAGATATTGATTTCAGGTATATTACCAATTTGATACTTTGGATTAGAAGTATTATAAGCATAGTTCTTATTAAAATAGCCTTTCATTTCACCGTAATCATCTTCATATTCATGATTGAAATAAAGGTAACATTTCAAAGCATTTTTTCCAAAGCCTTTTGCGACAGTGAATGAAAATGTTTTTGTAATGTATGAAAAACCATTATCCGCAGCTATTGTGAATTGATATGCACCTTCTGGCTGGTATTTAAGTGTACCTACAATGATACCATTCTTTAATGACAAGCCACTTGGCAATTCATTTGAAACAAGACGATATTTAACATTATACTTAGAGTCACATTCAAGAGTTATATAAACAATATCACCAACTTTATATGTTCCAAGTTCTTCATTGGTAATCCACTCCAAGTATTCATCACCTGATATTTCATTAGTAATGATAGAAAAGTCTCTTTCAACAGTATGTTCAAGATTTGAAGCAGCTATTTTAAAGTCCCAAGTTCTTGATGTTTTAGTTCTACAAGTACCTCTTATTTGACCAGTTGAAATATCAAGTTCCAAACCATCTGGTAAACGATAACCTTCAACAATTGAATATACTATTTCTCCACCTTTTGGATCAAATGCTTTAACAGCCATTTCATCAAAAATTGAATCATGGTATTTAATAGAACCAATTACACCAGATTCTGTAATCCATACTGGTTTATCAATAGTATTAAGTTTAATAACAGTTGCAGTAAACTCTTTTTCTAAGATGATTTCATCATTACGTCTTATACCAACAACAAAGTTATATATTTGAGCTTCATCATTTGGCTCAATTGCTACTCCATATAATAAACCATTAGATGACAAGAATACGCCTGCAGGTATTTTGCCTGAAATCTTAACAAACTCTTCATTACCAATAGGGTTATTTAATTCTATTTGATATGATGTATAAACGCTTTCAATAAACTCAAATGGTTGTATATCAGGTGTTTTAAATGTAGTGGCTTTATTTTGAACGGTTATTGAAAAGTATCTATCGCTATACTCGTATTCACCGTTGACTAAAAGTCTTACTCTTAATGTAAAGTAATAAACTGTTTCGCCATTGACAATAGGTAATTTTCCTTCCAATGAATATCTACCATCACGAACCTTTTTTAACATAATTCCTTCAGGTAATTTTCCAGAAATTGTTGGGTTATATGATTCATCAGCAACTAATGTTTCAACACCATTTACATAAGTTATTAACTCAGCATCTGATGGTGTGTATTCAATATAAACTTTAGTTATATCTGATTCTTCTATTGCTGTTATTAAGTTTCCAGCAGGAGTTACCCATTCTATTGCCATAATTTCTCCTATTAAAGTCTTGCAGCATTTATTACTTGATTAATTTGTGCCATTAAATCATCATCTATATTGCTTGTGTCACAACAAGGATCACAACATTCTTCATCACCTGTTAAGCTAATAACAGCTGGTGTTGTTCTTGCTGCATCACTCATATCAATTTCAGTGAAGCAACCTTGTTTCAATGGTTCGCATTCATAACCATTCCAAAAGCTTTCTAACTCAGCATTTGATGAACCATAGCCTTCCAAGCCATCTCTAGTTTTATTGATTACTGGAGCAATATCTGAATAATCAACTGATGACAAATCTACACCAGCATTTGCTAAACATTTACCTAAATCATTAGCATGAGCTATATCTTCATCATCTGCGCAAGGCAATTTATCGCCTTCTTCTTCATCAGTTTTTTCATCAGCATCTGCAATAATGCAATCATAACAATCCATATTTAAAGGGTTTGTACCATCTGAGAAAGCAATGATTTTCTCAAATGCTCTGTGCATAGCAACATCATCTTTAGCATCTTCATGACACCATTCAAATAATCTCATTAATAAAGATGGTGTTAAAATGATATTTTTATCAGATTTTGGAGTAACTTGTGATTCTGTACCATATTGCATATCAACTTTTTCAAACATATTTCTCTCCTAAGCTGTTCTCTTCCAAATATTTACTACATAAGCAGGTGGTTGAACTGTTGTTGAGTTGCCGTAAATAGAACTTGATTTTGAAGCATTAAAATCATAGTAGTTACCCCAATCATCATTTGCACCAGAACCGACTCTTGCATTCCATGTGTTGCTTCTTTTAGTAAAAGCACCTGATGGTGTTGGTAAGCTATTAACACCACGTGGAACAGCTATACTACCAGTAATATTAGGCAATCCTGGTTCAATTGTAGTACCAGCGGCATGATTTGAATCACTACCTTGAATTACACGACCTGAACTAACTTTTTTCCAAGTAGAACCAGTAATTAAAGCAGCCATTGGACAAGTATTCATTTCACCAAAATATAATGAACCAACTGGATAAATCTTACCAAATATGGCAGATATTTGTCCTTCTAATGATGATACAGCACTTGTAATCTCACCTTCAACCTCAGTTTTTGCATTTGCGATAGCAGTCGTATATTCTTGGGTAACAGTTGCAGCAGAAGAACTTATTTCATTGCTTAGTTCAGTAGTAGCAGCATTTAAATCATCTGTTGTAGCTAATGTATTGCCTTCGAAAGCTTCTGCTATTTCTAACAGTTCATCGACATAGTAGTTTAAATCGTCTATTGTAGCGATTTCATGTTTAGCATAAGCTTCAGCAATATCTAATCTAGGAGTTACACGAGAAATGTTTGATTCATCATTTGTTTCAAAAGTACCTATTAAAGTATATTGAGTATAACCTTCTGGTAACAATGCTTCAAAATCAGCACCTGTATAATATGAACCAGCGATATCTGTCTTAGATACTTCGTCATCACTAATTATGTAAATATAACCTTTAGCTGATTTTTCAAGAATAACTGGTTGTGTACCAATCATTTCAATATGCTTTGAACCAACACCTGCACCATAAGAGTCTCTAATAGTTAAACCAAATACTCTTGCATATCTTGGTGTAGGAATATCATAGGTAATACGACCTAAAGAAACCTCTGGTGCAACAAATGAACCAACAATTATTTTATCCTGTAATTCAGGTGTCTCTTGATCATCGTCAGAAACCCAGACATCAATGTTTTTAGCCAATGGATAACTTGTACCAGCTGTGTTTTGAACAAATGTTATAGATGATACTTTTATTGGATGTTCGGAAACATATTCCCAAGTAGCATTTGTAACACCATTTAATGATAACCATCCTGTACCTGTTTCATCAAAAGCATCCATTGCTCTCCAACCTTCACGGTCATTCTGTTCTGATGAAGCATGAACTCTAAGTCTTGCTTCTATATCAATTGAAGTATTAGGTTGTTGCCATTCACCATCGCCATAACCCAAAATACCACCATTGCCATCACCTCTTGCCCAAGATTGAGAGAAGTCTTTAGTCATAGCATTTCTCAATTGCAACATTACTGTTCTATCTTTAGATAATACTGAACCAGTATCAATTGTAACATCGTTTCCTGTATTAGTTGCAGTCAAACCATTGGCAGTAGTTCTTGCTTGAGTAAGTTGAGCTAAATCTGATTGTGAATAGAACTTATAGTCTGAACCATCTTCATTAATACCAATCAAAGCGTTATTATTACCAGCTTTAAAGGTCAATGTTTCAAAACCCATTCTATCAATCAAATTGTTCAAACTAATTGTTTCATAACCACCAACATCATTAGATGTTAAGTATAAACCTTGTGAACTTGGCTCAGGAACCATTGGGTGCTGTATAACTGCATGACCATAAACAATGACTTCAATATCTCGACCAGCTTCTATAGGGTCAACAAATGTAATAGTTCTATTACCATTACTTAATGTATAAGCATTTGACAATAACATAGTGTTACCAACATTTACTGTCATATCTGTTGATGTATAAACGCCTTCTGGTAATGTTATTGAAGTTGTTGGCTCTGTTGTTGTGAAATAATAGCTTTCTTTCTTATATCCAGAAAGTATCTCCCATTTAGTTGGGTCAAAATCATTACCGGAAATATGGGCAGTAATACATTTATACAAACAACCACCATATATAACAATGTTTCCAACCTTGTATGAAATATTTGATTCCCACTCATCAAGGTTTGCACTTTCATCATGAGTTTTAACAATGGAACTACTTAATACTGTTATATCAAGTGTTGTACCAGATGCAAGAGCAGATGGAAAACGAACAGTTACACCATCTGGGTCTAAGCTATATTCGCTTGATAACAACATAGTACCATTGATGTTTATAAAAATATTGTCCTTACTAGGTATTTCAGTCATTAATCCATAACCTTGTAAGTTAATAGAGTTAATAGCTGATGTTGTAGTTATAACTTTTCTAAACAACTCATATTTCGCAACCAATTCCCACTCAGATTCGATGAAAGCTTCTGGTGTTGAAGCATTTGCTATACAAACCCAAACACCATCATGATACATAACGCATTCGCCACGTTTGTATCCAACATTAGCTTCCCAATCTTGTAATCTAATCTTATCTTCAGCATCAATAGTAAAATTAGGATAAGCACCTTGTACTGTAATGTTAGTACCACCACGTATTACAACTTCTTTATCCTTAGCTGTATTGTTAATTCTATTGTTTGAAATAGATATACCATCACCTGCTTCATAAGGTGTGAAATTAGCTTTTAGATAAACGTTATTAGAGTGTATATCATTAGACACTGTAATAGACGGATCAGAAGCTTTGATATTAAACGGTACTAAGAAGTGAGAAGTATCAGGTATATTAGCTCTAATATATGCTTGGTTAGTACTCTCTTCTTTAGGTGTTATTGTAATCGTTGTATCATAAGGTATTAATGAATCAACTGTCATAAACTCATCTAATGGCAACTGTTCTGTAGCAATTGTTAGCTTATGTGTTTCTTCATCATAAGATAAGTCAATGTTACTACCTTCAACGAAATCAGATGCTTCCAAATACTTTGATGTCTCTCTATCAACATCAGCCATAGTAAAGTGAATTGATGTATCATCAATATGCGCTTGAACGGTAGGTGTAATAACACCTGGTTCTTCATCATGGCTTTCAGAAATAACTGTAGCTAATGATTCTGGGTTAATCTTTTCATAGTCCTGACCACCAGCTTCGATAACCAATTCGGCTACCTTCTTATTGTCCAATATACTTACCATTTATAATTCCTTGTTTGCAAACTTATACAAGTATTTATTTGAAAAATGACACAACAATTAAAGTAAAAAAGCATCCCGAAAAGAGATGCTTTAAGTAATTTCTGTTGCAAAGGTCACTTTCCCTCCAATACAATCTTATGAAAGTTAATCCGTTAGGACTATGCAGCCATTACATTGTAATTATAAGCTAAATTATCGTTAGCATTTATTATATTTGAACCGATAACGGTGGTATCTTTCCGGGTACATTGTAGCCATTTTCATAACGTTCAATATTCCGTCATCCCCATAAATGGTGGAGATGCTGGGAGTTAAACCCAGGTCACTATTATTATATGGGACAATTTGTCAGCACCATTCATTGTTATTTATATCATAACTTTTATTTGGTGTCAAGAATTATTTTATGAATTAGTTGAACCAAATCCGCCTTTACGAATACCCTCGGCTTCATCATCTTCTGTAATTCCATAAGGAATAAAGATTACTTGACAAATACCTTTATGAGCATCAATATGCAATGCTTTTAAACCTTCATTACGAATCTTGACCCAAATATGACCTTCATTATTCTCGTTATTGTAATAGTCTTCATCAATAACACCAATAGTATTAGCCAATCTTACATAATACTTGAATCCAAGACCTGATTTTGGAAAAGCACCCATAAACCAACCATTTGCAATTTTACATTTCAAACCTGTTGGAACATTAATTTCTTCATCCGGCAATAAATCAATATCATAAGGTGTCGTAATATCATATCCAGCTGAACCTTTTGTAGCTCTTACTGGCATAGGTATTTCATCTAACACTGCATCAAATGAATGCTCATCGTTATCACCAAAATCTTTATGCCATTGTTCATAACTAATCTTTTCAAACTTAGCAACTTTTTCTACCATTATTATCTCCATAAAAAATGAACCTGTAAGTTTTTCTTACAGGTTCATAATAACACTTTTTATGATGTTTGTCAATAATTATTCACCAGCTGGTTCTTCAACAGGTTCTTCAACCAAAGCTAAAGTAATTACAACTGGTTCAGCATGTGGTAAAGTTACTTCTTCACTACCTGCATAGTTATGTTCTTCAGCATCAGTATATGTTGCAGAGAATGTTACTACATCACCTTCATAATATGTTTCAGCAACAGGTGCGTGTACAATTGTTGCTTCAACAGCTGCACCATCTAATGTTGCAGAAGCGGCAGGCAATTCAGCAACGGTTCTTTCAAGAGCAATTTCTAATGTTTCATTTTCTTCAACAACTTTATTAGCTTCATAAGAATCATAACCTTCTTTTGATACTGCGATTGCTACTTCAGTACCTGTAGCAACAGTGATTTTGTTACCTTTTTGTTCATAACCATCAGCTGTTAAAACAACTGTAGCATCAGCAGGTGTTGCAGAAATAGTTAAAGTAGGTGTTGGGTCAGAATTTACGGAAATATCTTTACTTTCAAATACTGGTTTACCTTCTGCATCTAAAGTATAGGCATAAGCACCATTAGTTGTTTGGAATAAATGTTTCATAATTTTGATTACAGGATAGTCATCTTCACCATCATGTAAAACTAATACAACGTCACCATTATCCAAATCTTCAACTTCTGCCAATCTAACGATTTCATCAGCATCTTCAACTACATGATATTTGTTGTAACCAACTTGTTTACTTAATGTTTTTCCAGAAGCAACCAATTCCATTGCTTCAATGGTATCTTTTCTTAATGGTCTTCCCATATTATTTCTCCTTAAAATAAATCATAACAGATAACGATTTATTCATTATCTGTTAGTATTTATTCAATTAAAGGATTACATCATTAATTCCAGCACACAATGATTTTGTAACATTGCTTAACTGCCAGTTTTTAATGTCAAGTGATTTAGTTATTGATATAAACTTGTTTCTTACCAATGCTATATCATTAATGATTAACTGTAACTCCATTATGTTTTTATCACCATCAATATATTGCTTAACATCATTACTTGTTAAAGCTCTCTGAGAGTTTGATAACAACTTCTGATAAAGGTTAGAACGCAAACCTTTTACTTTAATATCAAAAAACTCTATAATAGCTTCTAACTCTTGTAATTGAGAATAGCGTATTTCAAATAATGATGGTAATTCAAGTTGAACTTGCTGTAAATGTTTACCGTTATCCTTGAGTTCAGCTTTTGCTTCTAAATATTGACTGTTATAATACTCTAAAGCTTCATTAACTTTTGTAGCATCTTCTTTTATTTCTTTATACCAATTAGTAGTCATCACATCCCCAATCAGAGTCATCATCACTATGACACTCTTTAATATATTTCTTTACTATTTTGGAAAAAAGCTCTTCTTCTTCATAATCACCATAAACTTCTGAATAATTTTTTAGTTCAGATATTTCACAAGCTTCATGCTCATCTACAGTATTTAAGAATTGCCACGTGGCATCGGCTTTTTCCTTTTGTGGCACGTATGTTATCATTGTAGCCCATAAGCTATAAACAACTTCTGCATCCATTGTTACTTCCTTTTATGTTATAATCATCTCTATTTATGATGGAAATCATTATAACACGATTTTGATAAAAAATCAAAATAAAAAAGAGGACATTAGTCCTCTTTTTCTTCATCCAAAATATTTGCGGAATCAATATTCGAAGAATCTTTGGAAGCAACTTCTTGCCAATCTTTCATAATCCTATCATAGTCTTCATCAAGTATATCTTTACGATACTTTTTCCAGACTTCTTCACCTGTTTTGAGGTCATTATATACACAATATGCACCACTCTTTATAATAACTGGAGAACCTCTGTATCTCAAGGTTTCAGTAAACAATTCAAAGAGTCCTGAATATTTTTGCAATCCTGAATCCCAAGGAATATTGAAAGTAGCTTTTTGGAAAGGTTTTGTATAACGAGTCTTACGACAAGTTGCATCTACCTGAATACCAAGAATATCTTTCTTTTTCGTCTTATCTTTATTGTCTTCATCTTTGAGCTTCGATTTTTGAAGAGCAACAATGATAGAAGGTGCATATTCCATTGAACCACCACCAGCAATAACATCTTCTGGTTTGAAAATGCTTTGTGAAGCATATGTATGGTTTGTAGCAATTACACCAATTGGTTGGTCAGCACAGCTTGCCAAAAAGTTTCTGCATAATGAGAACAATTGCTTTGGTTTTCTACCCATATCACCCTTCATATCGCCATCGGCAAATTGGTCTTGTTCAACTTTTGTTGTAGCCATACCTAATGAATCGATAACAAAGAGAATTTTCTGTCTTTCTTCATAAGGAACATCTGCGTAAGATGCTTTATATTGTTCTACAAAGCCTGAAATAATTGCAGCAATATCATCTAGTGTGGAAACACTAAATCTCAAGATTTTATTTTCATCATCTAAATCAAGACCGAAGTTTTCACCCCATTTTTTATCAACAGCATTTTCGGTATCCAATAAAATGATTTGAACACCATGATCCTGACAATACTTACCCATAACACCGAAACTTAAAAGACTTTTACCAGTTCCTGAAGGTCCAACTAATAAATTAAACTTGCCATCTAAAGGCATACCTTTATTAAAATCACCTGAAACAATATAATTCAATACATGGTTTCCAGTATCAATCCAAAAAGATGGATCTCTAAATCCTGCCGAAACAGTTTTTAAGTTCTTTGTAGCTTCTTTTTTAAACTTACTTAAATCAAATGGTTTCATTATATACTCCTTACTGATTATTAAAACAATGGGGAGAGGTCATCTCCCCAAATAACTTATGCTTGTGGTATTTTGAATTTACTCATAATATCTGCGATAACAGCAGATGGAGTATCACCACTTACTTCAACTGTGTTTTCCTTAATCAACTGAGGAGCAGTTGGTGCAGGAGCTGCGGCAGGTTGAGCAGGTTGAGCTGCTTGTGCTTGAGCTAATTGAAGTAATTGAGCTGCCAACATTTCATTAGTAAAAGTTGTTGCAGCTGTTGCAGCAGGAGCAGGTGTAGAAACTGCTGGTGTGTAAGATTCGGTAGGAATCTCGTGAGCTGTTGCGTTTACTGTTGCCGAAGATTTCATATCTTTGATATTACCAGCTTCATCAAAATAAACATTATCAGGTCTAAAAATCTTACCCCAACGAGCAACATCATAAGGTTCACCATTGTAAGATGCATTGAACAATTCAATCATCACATCTTCTTGGTCAGCTGTAGGTCTCTGAGATGTAAAGTTCTTCAATGTAAAGTAACCGTTTTCTGCCAACCAAGCACTTTCTTCTTCTGTTAATGGAGTTTCTTTACTAGACCATTTAGAAGTCGAATAGTCTTTAACCATTTGTGTTTTACCACCAATTGAAGCTTGTTTTTCACTAACTTTAAGGATAAAGTCTCTACCATGAATTAAATCTGAAGGCATATCTGAGATTTCATCGTCAGTCATAAATGAATAGATGATATTAAACAACTCTTTATTGATAACAAATCTGTAAAGTTTTGTTTCATAACCATCAGCTCTTACGAAACCTTGGAAAATATATCTTTCAGTACGACCAAACTTGGAATATAATGCTTTACCTTCTTCTGTATTGTTCCAAAATCCCTTAATCTTTTGTTGGATAACATCATCGTTTGAATAATAGATGTAATCATCAGAAAGATTAGAGATATTGGCTTCACCTTTTTTAAGGTTAAATGCAGGAATACTAACATATGTTCTATTCTGAACAATTGAACCATTTGTTAAGCGAAGAGAATCAAATTGTAAACGTCTGGTACACAATGGTCTCCAGAAGAAATCATTTGGTTCACCGTCTGGAACAAATCTAATACGGATTTGGTCTCCAGCGTTAAGCTTTGAAAATGAAAAAATTGATGAGGAATCGAAGTTTGTTGGTCTTGTTTGTGCTTTTTGAACTTTAGCACGAAGTTCTGCTAATGTAGCCATATTTAATCTCCTATTGTTTTCAAATGTTTGTTTTCTGTTTGTTGTTTTCTATTTGTTGTTTCTTTGGCACGATTATTTTGTACCATATGTATTTATCAAAAATACATCTCCATTTTACGCATTTTCATACGTTCACGAGAAATTGCTTCTTTCAATTTTCTACGTCTTTTAGCCGTATTTGGTTCGAAGTAACGTCTCATTTTTAATTCTTTCATCAAAGGAGCTGTTTCGTGACGTAATCTGCGAATAGCTCTTTCAATGCTTTCCAAATCATTACCGCCAACATAAATGACGTTCTGATTATATTTTGGATTATATCTTTTCATTATACCTCACATAAGTTAAAGTTGTTTCAATTTACTGAATATTGAAGGGTTGTCTAAATAGATTCTCTTCAACTCTTTCAAGATATCAGGATTTTGCTTCATAAGTTTAGCAAAGTCTTGACGTAAAATGACTTCTTCGTTTTCATCTATCGAATCTATCACTTTATTTAATAATACACTATTTACCCCATCATTGTCAATATTATTTTCATAATTTTTTGAACTTATTTTTGACTCAATTTCGTCTAAACGTGATACTAAGTCGTTATTATTCATCATTGATTGGAGTTTATCAAGCTTTTCAAAAAGCTTTGTATCATCATATTCTTTAACATCATTAACGGTAACCTTTTTATCCATAAGGTCTTTCTTAATATCTCTTAACTCCTTTTCAATAAAGCTTAAATCAAGCTTATTTTCAACTGGTGCTGGAAATAACTTTACTTTATACTTTTCTTCATCCTTTATATCAAGCTTATTAATCCAGTCAGCTGTAATCATAAGATACATAGCCAATGTGTCAAATACTGTCATAATCATTACGATAAAAATGATTATAGCTGTATCATCATCAACATTAAAGAGTTTCGCATAATACTTTAAATGAGCTAATGTCGGAGATTTTTGTTCAGCAGATAATTTAAGCTCAAGTATTTGCTTCTGAATAGCTGCTATTTCTTGTCTTTTTTGTCTATTATCATCATAAAGCTTGTTAGTAACTTGTTGTTGTTCTTTTTGAAGATTAACAGCTTTTGTCACATAACCCATCTCAGTATATTTTGCAAACGCTTTTCCATCAAACTGTTTGAGTTGTTCATCATTAACCTTAATAGCTTCTTCAATAATGTTTATTTCAGCTTCTTTTTCCTTAATCTCCATTTCAATAGGAATAATATCCTGTGTTTTATGAGAATGAGCATCTGCAAAGAATCCATAAACACCCATTGCTGATAAAGTCATTGCTATCAATAACATCATCAAACCTGGTATTCTTTGTTTCCATTTAAGCTTTTCCCAATAATGGTGTAAATCGTATAAAAGTATTACACGACCAACTTCGATAACGATAGCAATAAACATTGTAACTAAAGCTGCTGATGTAAATACTTTTCCCATACCAACAACGGTACAAAAACCTGATACCAATGATATGGTCAATGATATTAACATTGTTATAAGACCAGTTAATGTAAAACCTCTCATAAAATATTACTCCTAAAAGGATTATTCAGCTGTTTCTTCAACTATTTCTGGGTAAGGATAACGAGCTTGTATTTCAGCAACTTTTTCATCACGCTCAATACTTAATGCTTCTATCTCAGCAATTATTTCAGGTGTTTGCTCTTTAGCACTTAATCTGACTATATGAGCTGTTATTGGGTCAACTTCTTCAATATAAGCTTTACGTCTCAAAGCTTTTAATCCATCTAATGTTGGTACTGGATGAACATTTGGTACTGATTCATAATGTGTTGAATATTCAACTATATGACAACCATTTTGAGTGCAATAATCTGCCAAATCAGCATATTCATGTCTTGTACAAGGTTTGTTTACTATCATTTATAATCTCCTAAATCATTGTTATTATATCGTGTTTAATAGATGTCATATTCACCAGTTATTGCTTTCCATAATTTGTAACCATTGGTATCTTGAACTCCTTTATATTCAGTACCTTCTATGACAGCTTCCGTGTAATCAGTTTCATCAGATATGTATTTTATTTTGATATATCCATCACCATCTGAATTAAAACCTTGGGTATGAACAACATTTGAGCAAAGGTTAGCATCAGCATATGATGAGCCACCACCACCACCGCCATACCATCCAGTAGAACCAGAATAGCCAGTAGATCCACCACCACCACCGTAGTAGCCAGCACCACCAGCACCGCCGCCACCACCGCCGCCGTTACCGCCTAGACCTAATTTACCAGGAGCACCAGCACCATTTCGACCAGAACCACCAGCGCCACCAGATGATTGTGTACCACCATATCCACCAACTGGTTGTCCAGATGCTGAAGCACCATTAGCACCAGTTAATCCACCGCCATTGCCACCAATAGCACCATAGTTGTTTGGTCTTCCTGCAAGGTTACTTCCACCACCGCCTGCTACAATAAGTCTTGATTGTAATGATGTTGTATCCGTAATTCCTGTGTTATCCGTTCTTATATCGGATGCATTATAAGCAGCTGTTGTATATACTGTTGGTACTTTACCAACAACTAAATAAAGTGTTTGTGAAGGTGTTACAATCAAATCACACTCAACTTTACCACCATAACCTGGTAATGTATCAGCATAAACGTTATTGTTTCTAAGACCTTTAGCACCAACAACTGTAGCATGTATATTTGTAACACCAGCTGGAACAGTCCATGATTGAAACTCATTGGAAGAGTTAAAATATAACTCTTTGTAATATACTGTTTTAGGATGAGCGTAACACTTAACCATTTAATTCAAACCTTTCGTTTATATTAAGCTTTATAACCCTTCACTTCCCAAGATACTTCATATGTGCTAGTATTGGTTGATGAAATAGTGAATGTAGAAGTCGTTTTATTGGTGTAATATATTAATGTATCACTGCCATTTGACGTTAGTTTAATATTATAACTAGTATCTCTCATTTCAAGTGGAAGAGTAATAAGACTACTATTTATAACATTAATAACTCCACCTTGATTACACCAATCATCGGAATCTATTCTGTACCAACTATTACCACTACCACTATGATATGTATCAACAGTTGCTACAACATTTACCAAATCATCTATGTCAACTTTGTTATCTAATACTTCTATATCAATGCCTGCATTTTCAACCATTGCATCTTCACCAATATAGCAGTACAAATACATTTGAGTTGCAGGTGGTTGAACTGTTGTTGAGTTGCCATAGATTGAAGATGAGCGAGAAGCATCTAAATTTAATGATCGTCCATGCGTATTTGTGCCACCACTATAACCACCTAAAATATCGGATCCTAAATATAAAGCTCCAGAACTATTATCTATTATTGATTCCTGATCGCATAAACCCCAAACTGCTCCACTACCATTCGTAGAATAACTCTCACCTGTAATGTTAGGTGCACCTGCTTCAACATAATCACCAACGTTAGTTCTTACACCAGTGAAGGCAAACTTTGTTCTTGGAAGTTTAAAACGTTGATTAGTAGTATCAAGTATATAATACCAAGCCACACCAGTAGCTTCATAAATAGCTGTTACATTCGATTCTTGATCAGGAAGAACAATCTTATGACCATCATCAGCCAAATAATAGGTAATAGTTGTTTCACCAATTGTTTCAGTAGTAGCTGTTTTACCATCAATATCAGCAACTAAATGGTTATAAGCAATGCTGAAATAAACATTTGAGTGCCATTGAAAATTATCAGCTCTTATCCAAAGTTTTGAATTAAGTAAATGGTCAGACCATTTATAATCAAATAGATTCAATGCTGACACCATCTTTTGTTTCACAACATCATCTGTAACGACATACATTTCAGTATCAGATATTGTTCCAGCTTCTTTAGCTTCCAAATATTGTGATTGAGATAGCGTATTAATTATTAACTTCGATATTTCGGTATCTGTTTTTATAACAGTCATTATTCTTCTCCAAATGTTTTCATACTTATATTTATGTTATTAAGGGGTCAGAAAGACCCCTCAACATATATCAAGTATTCATACTACATTTGTGGTTGACGTTGATACATAGCCATTATTTTAGCATTAGCATCAATATCATCAATAACTAAACCTTCCACTGTTAGCAATTGACCAGCAACTGATGAACCATTTTCAATAGCACATCTCACAACTTTTGTTGCATCAAGGATACCTGTTTCAACCATATCACAATATTCATCTGTACGAGCATTGTAACCAAAGTTGAAGTTATCACTCTCCAATACTTTCTCAACAACTACATCAGCTGATTTACCAGCATTTACAGCAATTGTTCTCAACTGTGATGTCAAAGCTTGGCGAACAATATTAACACCAGTAACAAAGTCATTATCTGCACCTTCTGGCAAAGAAATATTTCCTTTAGTAAATCTAGCTAATGATACACCGCCACCTGGTAAAATACCTTCTTCTAAAGCAGCTTTTGTAGCATTTACGGCATCATCAACTCTGTCTTTACGTTCTTTAACTTCAACTTCTGTAGCACCACCAACTTTAATAACAGCAATACCACTCAAGAGTTTAGCAATACGTTCTTTAAGCTTTAATCTATCATAGCTTGACTCAGTATTTTCCAACTCTTCTCTCAATTGTTTAACTCTATTCGCAATTCTAGCTTTTGTTTCATCATCATTATCAGAAACAATAGTTGTATCAACTGGTGTAATCTTAATTTTAGCACAAGTTCCAAGACATTCTGGAGTCAAATCTTCCATACGAAGTCCCAATTGTGTTGAAATGAATTGTCCACCAGTCATTGCAGCAATATCTTCCATGATGAACTTACGAATATCACCGAAAGAAGGAGCTTTTACAGCACAACATTTTAAAGCACCTTTCATATGGTTTACAACCAATGCTGTCAAAGGTTCTCCCTCAACTTCATCAGCAATGATTACAATAGGTCTTCCTGATTGAGCAACTGGTTCTAACAAGTTTACCATAGATTGCATTGAAATGATTTTACCATCATATAAGAAAATGAATGGGTTATCAAACTCAACAAGTTGTCTCTCAGGATTTGTCATAAAATATGGACTCAAATAACCTTGGTCAAATTGAAGACCATCAACTATTTCCAACTCTGTTGTCAAACCTCTTGCTTCCTCAACTGTAATAACACCATCACGACCAATCTTATCAACAGCTGTTGCAATCATATCACCAATTTCAGTATCATTGTTGGCAGAAACTGTAGCAACTTGTCTTACTTCATCATTGGTTTCAATCGATTTAGAGTGAGCTTTCAAATATTCAACAGCTTGTTTAATAGTGTAATCAATACCTTTCTTGATTTCAGTTGATTTACGACCATATGAAATCTGTTTTAACCCTTCTTCTGCAATAGCTTTAGCGACAATACATGTGGCGGTAGTTCCATCACCTGCATTTTTATTCGTTTTTTCAGCAGCTTGTACTAACAATTTAGCTCCTTCACCTTCTCCATCAGCTAATGTAATGGATTTGGCAACTGTCACACCATCTTTTGTAACCTTAGGACCATTCCAAGCTTCTTGTATAGCGATATTACGACCAGAAGGTCCTGCTGTGTTAGCTACTGTATCAGCTACTGCTTTAAAACCAGCATACATAACTTTACGAGCTTCATCGCCACTAATAACTTTCTTAATTTGCATTTATTTCTCCTATCTTAAAATACCTAAAATATCTGTTTGTCTGATAATCAATTTATCTGTATCATCAACCTTAATCATTTTTCCTGCATGTTTTGGAAACAATACCCTATCACCAACTTGTACAAACATTGGTGTTACTATTCCATTTTCCATAATAGCACCAGTGCCAGTAGCAACAATAGTTCCAGTTGATGGTTTTTCTTTTTGTGAATCAGGGATTACCAAACCACCAGCAGTAGTTGTTTTTTCTTCATCTTTGTCAATAATGACATAATCAAATAGAGGTTCTATCATATTACTTTATCCTTTATATGTAAATAAGTTAATCATTTTTCAGATTAACCTATTGTAACACATATTTACGACATTTGTCAATATTATTTTTCACAAGAAGATTCACCAGTGCATCCATCATAGTAACCAAATGGGTCAGACTTAATATCATCTTTAATACCATTGTTACCAAAGACTTCATCATAAGTTTTTTCCTGCTTTTTATACCAATCATCATAGTATGAATCCCAGTACTCATCATTATAACCATAGTCTTTATCATAGTATGATTTGTAATCTTTCCAATAATCATAAGATTTAGATGATTTTGAAGAGATATAGGAATCATAATAGTTACGAGAAGACTCTGTTGAATAAGAATTTGACATCCAGCAACCTTCTTTCCAAACACCTGATTTTTCATTGATGATAGACCAATTGAAGTCTTTATCAATTAAAAGCAACTTATTGTAAGAACCAATCACTTTACCAACATCTTCGATAAACTCTTTATCTTTAATGATGTCAATGCCTTCTTGTTCAATATATGGTCTTAAAAATGCCTCCGTGAAATTACGAGTATCAGATTTTGTCGTATCAATATTTCCGAAATCACTCATAATACCATTGTGCATCAAGCAAAGGTCTTTAGTTACCAAGAAAGGATGGCAGTTTTCAAGGTTTACAGCACCATGTGTAGCAAATCTGAAGTGAATTGCAAACTCTTCTTTATCTTTAATGATGTCGTAAATCTTTTCCTTACCTTTTTCAGGTTTTACAAAACGCTCAATCTTGACTTTACCGTCTTCTGGGTTCTTATAAACAATACCTACTGAGTGAGGATTGTTTTCAAGAGCGTTACAAAAACGTTCATAAGTCATATAATTCTTAGCGTTTTTTGGTTTCAAAAATATTAAGCACATTGTCTTTTTCCTTATCTCATTTACTATAACCTTATTATAACCAAGTTTTTTTCGTTTGTCAATTAAAAAATTAACCTTTTTTTAACTTTTTATTAACTATTTTGTAAAGGGTATAATAAGCCATCCTTCGTTTCAATATTAATATATACCTTTGTTTTACGAATGTCAAGAACTTTTTTAATCAATTAGCAAAATAAAAGCCGAGCATTTAACTCGGCTGACTTTATAAGTCATTTTGTGCCTTAAAAAGTAATCCCACATATTGGTAAATCAATGAATAAAGATTCACCCTTAACCTTACAACGAACTTTTGATTCTTCTAAAGTCGTAGAAGGTTTTATTTCTGTGATGATATAAGTGCCATTAGCCTTTTTAACACCATTATTAAAGAAATAACCGTCATCTGACTCCTTTAAAGTAACTTGTTTAGAGCTAATCTCTTGACCCACTTTTATGTTTTCATATTTTTCAAACACTTTTCCAAGATTAACTGATTCAGACATATTATCAGCAGCAGCGTCAACAGCCATATCACGAACATTATCAGCAGCTTCTTGGTCTTCATCATTTTCTGGTTCACCTAATATAATACGATCTCCATCGAATGATGCAATAGAAGTATTGGTATCTAAAAAGTGTTCCAATCCTTCTTTATCAAGATTTAACCCATATTCTTTGTTAATGAATAACAAAAACTTTGTAGCAGATAATGCTTTTACACCTTTAGAGCGGAAAAGCATGATTAAACTATTGATATTACTTAAAACTTTATTCTGTTCCATTATTTCTTTTCTCTTGAAACTTCACCAAAATCTAAATCATCTAATGATATGTCTTCATCGCCCATATCTTCATCAGCATTGAACTCATCGAAATCTTCTTCTTGACCCAAATCACTACCAAGATCACCTAAACCATCATCGCCTGCAGGTGCTGCTTCTGCACCAGATAATGAATCACCTTGGAATAATTGAACAACATTATTATCGATTTCATTTTTAACTTCAGTAGCTGTCTGAATTAATGTGTCTAATTTTTGTCCCAACTCAGTATTGAATTGGTCAGCTTTTTCAATATCTCCATCGTATTTAATTTTTTTAACTAAATCAGCCAATTCTTTAGTTTTCAAATTAGTTACTTTTTCGATAATTGATTGAATCTCATCAGAGAAAGACTCAGTAGCCAAAGCTAACTCAGTATTTTGAATCTCTGATTCATACAACTTTTGAATAAAATTAATAGCCATTATTTTTCTCCATTCGATACGTTATATGAGTATTTATAAAAAATATTCTTGACATTTGACTAAAAATAATTTATAATGACAATAAATTGAAAAAGGTTTGGATAAATGCACGAAATAATTGAATATATATACGATTTACTTCCAGCTGATAAGAAACATCGTGGTAATGGATGGACTTATTTTAATTGTCCTATGTGCAAATATACTGAAAACAGTGATACAAAGCATCGTGGTAATATACTTATTTTTGATGATGGTTTTGTTTATCAGTGTTTTAACTGTAAGTTTAAATGTGGCTTTCATGTAGGACAATACTTGTCTAAAAATTGTTACTCATTTTTAAAAGAGTTTTTAAATACAACACAAATGGCAACACTTTTAGAAATGATAAAGAAATACAATGAACAACACGAAGGAAATGAAAAAACAATCTCTCAACCAGTTATTAAAAGAGAGATTCGTGATATACCTAAAGAATATAAGTCTATTAGAGAATCATTGGTAAATGGTGAAACAAACCCTTATCTGCAAATGTGTAAGCTTTATATTGAAGACCGCAATCCTCGACTTCTCAACTGGGAGAACCTTATGTGGGCTGATAGAAAAGAAAGCTTTCTAATCCCTTGTTATGAATATGGAAAAGTTGTCGGGTATTCATTAAGAATGTTAGATGATACTGTAAAAAATAAGTATATTCACTACATTCCTCAAGGTTATGTCTATAATTTTGATAATCTAGCATTACCACGAAAATATGAGATAATTACTGAAGGGCAGCTCGATGCTTTAGCAATCAATGGTGTTTCAATCCTTTCTAATGAGTTTACACAAGAACGTTTAAGAAGGATTTTACCATACATTGATAACAAAGAAATTATCATAATGCCTGATAGAGATAAAGCTGGCAAGAAACTTGTTGACCAAGTAATTGAAGAAAACTTGCCGTTCAGTGTGGCTTTTCCAAACTGGGAAAAAGGTATTAAAGACACATTTGATGCAGTAAAAAAATATGGAAGGTTATATACAATATATAGTATTATAACAAATAAAGAAGCTGATAAAGACAATATAAAAATGAAAGCCATTAAATGGTTTAGCTAGGAGAAGAATTATGGCAGATATTGATGAAATGATTGATATAATAAGTAAATGTGAATCATTAGTAGATGATAAAATTGTTCTTTTAGAAGATATGGAAAGACATGGAGTAGCTGAACCCCATTCTTGTGATAAAGAACTACATGAATTATATGAATTAAAAGATAGAATAATATCAATCGTAGGAGAATATAAGTGAACCTTTATACAACAGATTATAACACAGGTAATTGCGTTAGAGCTTTGGATGATTATCTTTTAGGTCGGACAATAGTTGAATCAGCTCAAATGATTTCAACAGCTATTAATATGAACCCTAAAATAAAAATCAAACCCGATGGTCTGTATAAAAATTATAATGCACATGAAGAGCATAATATATGGGTAAGAGAATCTAAATATAACTTTAAGTGGACTTTTATGTACCTTATGGATGCATTAAGAGAATATACATATCGTTTCAATGGTCCTCATAAATGTTGGAAAATAGCAAAATTGGCAGGAATGCTTGATATATACTTCCCAGATATTCCAATGTCTCCATTTCCAAAGACTTTTAAGAAAACATTACCAGAGTTTGATCAATTAATGAGAATCAAAGACCCTTGCGAAGCATATCGTTCTTATTTGAATATTCGATGGAAAGAAATGGCTGATGACAAACGCCCACCAGAGTGGACAAAAAGAGAACCACCTGAATGGTATATAAAATAAAAATAAGTTATTGACATTTGGATATTTTTGTAATATAATATATCACAGATAGGAGTAGAGCATATATGGCTAGTATTTTAGATGAAAATGAACAAAAAGCTTTGATTGAGATGATATATTCAGACCCTTCAGTATTTTCAAGGGTTAAACCAATATTGAAGCCTGAATACTTTGATAAAAAGTTTCATCAGACAATCAATTATTTGCTTGATTTTTCAAATACTTATAATTCATTACCTTTGATAGAACAGTTGAATACAGAATCAAGACTGACATTTCATAAAGTAGCTGGTATTGAAGGCAATATTAATATTCAAACTTCTATCTTAGATGCAACAGAGCAATTCATTAAAAGAAGAGCTCTTGAAATAGCTGTTGAACAATCTTATGCTCTCATTGCAAAGGGTGAAACAACTGGTATTGATAAAATCATTAAAGATGCTCAACTTATAAGCATTAAGAAAGATTTTGGTATCAATTTTTGGGAACACCCTGAACAATGGTTAAATAAGATTGAAGAAGAGCTTGGTGTTTTACCAACAGGTTGGAAAACATTTGATGACCTTATGGGTGGTGGTCTTGGTTGGGGTCAACTTAATTATGTAGTTGCTCCTGCTAATATGGGTAAATCACTAGTTTGTCAAAATATGGCATTACAATGGTCTCAACAAGGTTACAACGTTCTTTATTTTACCCTTGAAATGGATAAAGAGTTGGTTGGAAAACGTATTGCTTCTATGACAACTGCTATTAGATATAGAGATATTAGAGGTAATATTCAAGGAGTTTCTGATAAGATTAAAGCCTTATCAATGAATAAAAAACCAGGTGTATTACAACTTATTGATTTACCAATTGGTTGTACAAGTGATGATGTAGAAGGTTTTATACAAACATATGAAATCGCTACAAACATTTGTCCTGAAATTATTGTCATTGACTATGCAGGTATTATGAAACCTGCTGATCGAAGAATTGACCCAAACCGTATTGACTTGTGTGATGCAAGCATTTCGTTGGATTTGAGAAACATTGCTCGTGAAAGAACACACAATGGTAAGAAAACAATGATTCTTACAGCTTCTCAGATTACAAAAGATTCAATGGGTGAAATGGAGTTCAATCTCTCTAATGTAAATGGTGGTACTACTAAAACCCACAATGCTGATAACATCTTTACTGTAGCTACTAATGATGCTATGAGACAGAGAGGAGAGTATGAATTCAAGATATTAAAAGCTCGAAATGCTGGTTGCAAGGATAAAAAGTTCCGAATGAGATACAATGTCGATACACTTTTGATTTCAGATATGGAAGAAGTGATGGTCGAAAACCCCGTATTTGATAACAATCAAAATGTCGCAAAATCTATCATGACATTACAAAGTTTGGGTCTCAAAAAATAAATAGAAGTGTGGTTATTTACAACTCTACTTGTTAGCCACTTAAACAAATAACTAAAGGAGTAACTATGGATATTAAAACATATACAAATACTATTAGAGACTATGATAGACAAATAGCTGAAATAACAGCTGCAAAAAATAGTTTCATACAAGACAATTATACGACAGTTTATAATCAATGGTTGGCTGAAATACAAGAAAAGAAGCAAGCTTTCTTAAAATTGCTTCCATTTATCTTGAAAAATAAAGAACATTTTCTAAACACTACAATAACATATACAGTTAATGCATTTAGAATATATCTATATCTTGGTAAACCATTAGGAACTGGTGGTATTAGTCATAACTGCATAACTCTCAAGAATCTTTTAAAACTTTGGGACATGGGTTTTACTTATAATGGTCTTCCAATCGTTGAATTAAAACGTTTTGAAGGGATTAATGACATCACATATATTGAAAATGGTGAATATAAATCTGTTAAAAACGTTTCAATACCAGACAACGTTCTTAAAAGATTGAGAGAATGGTCTTATAAAGCAGAAATTACTGATGAGACTGGCACAGATTTTACAAAAATAAAAAGTGAGGTTTAATCCTCACTTTTTGGTTCTTTGTATTTGAAGGAATATCCGTGTCCATTCTTTTTTAATCCAGAGTATCCTGAATAATTAGTCAATGGAACACTTGCATCAACATCTTCTAAATCATCATCACGATTGAAAACGAATTGCATATCTTCTTTACCATAATCATCATTATCTAATGTAACATACATAGAACCTTTACCTTCACCTCTTGGCTTGAAAATAATGGAGTACTGACCATACTTTTTACCAAGTTTCATGGCATCTTCTTTTGAAATATTTGGAACAATAAATGACTGCTCACTTGTTGTTTTATCATTTTCATGCCAAGAACCATAAGTCTTAATAAAAGATAAGCCTAAATCTTTGATGTCTTGTTTTAATTGCTCTGTTTTCTTATTATTTTCAGCCTTTTGAGCTTGTTTCTTTGTTCTTTTATATTTGGCAATCTTTGGTGTTTCACCCTCAACTGGTTCATATAAAGGATTATTTCGTTCAGCTGAAATATGAGCAAATTGTGCATCTGGTTCAAGTGTATGATGTTTTAATCTAGCTGGTTTTGTTTCCATTAATTCTTCATCATCTTCACCATCCCAATAATCTGAAGGAGTTTCATCAGCCATTTCTTGACATTCATATGACCAATCCTCTCCTAATGAATCACAATCTATAATAAGGTCTCTCCACTCATAATATGATACATCCATATATGGTTTATCTAAAAGATAGTTGCCATCATAAACAATTTCTTCAGCCCAACTATCACAGCAACTTTTTAATTTACCGTAAAATTGTTCTAAATCATTGTTTGCAACGATATCTCGATATGTATCATAAAAAGAACCTTTCGAACATATTTCAAACAATGCTCCTGATAATTCTTTAGCTTTTTGTTCTGATTTAGCATCAACTTCTTCATTTATTTGAATACCAGCAAGTTTTAATGTTTCATTGATTTTCTTTTCCAACTCGCTATCTAATTGTTCTTCTTCACCATCCCAATAATCCTCTTTATTAGTATCATCTTCAGGATCAGATTCTTCTTCATCATCATCTTCATCATCAGACCATTTTCTATCAACACTCCAAGAATAATCATAAATTGGACCTTGAGACCTATCATTTATTTCATCTTTTACGGCATCTTCAATGTTTATTTCATCTTCATCAGTTTCATCAAAATCTAATTGAAAATAATCAGTAGTAGGTAAATCATAAGTAATATCATCTACATCAATTTTATAATGCCAACCTTCATTCAATTGGTCTTCTTCACCATCCCAATAATCTTCGTCTTCATCATTAGAGAACTTTTTGAAGTCACGCATTAATATATTACCAGTATATTCTCCTTTACTAACATCATTCTCTTCATTCTTGAGAATATATATAGGCAATGGTTTTTCTTCATTGTTGATTAAACATGTATGCATTTCAATATCAACAACTTTATATAATCTATTATTATATTTGTTAATCCAAGTATCTCCGACTTTAGATACTGGGTTAATAGCATATTCAATATCTGATGGTAACTCTTCATTTTTGGCAGACTCTTTAACCATCTTTTTACCATTAAACTTATTCCAAGCTTTACCATAAAGATATTTTTTGTATTCTTTACCATATTCTTGCTCGAAACGTTCTTTATTATCTTCAATCCATTTCTCAATATTAGCATCAGGTGGAGCTACTTCATCCAAAGGTTGTACAGGAGCTGTTTTTCTACGACCCTTTGTTACGAAATAGATTTCGTGTTGAGGGTTCTTTCTTCTTTTAAGTAAACCTCTTGTAACCAAGCTATTTGCAATTCTTTGATCATATTCACTTAAATCATTTTTCATTAATTTACCAGCTTCTTTAGCTTGAGTATAAATCTTCTTTTCATCGGTATTTAATGAATATAAAACACCATTGATTGAAATATTCTGAAATGTTTCATTAATTATACTATTAAATTTCATCTTATATCTCCGAAAGTTTAACTTGGTTATAATCTGCTATTGTTACTTTACCTGTGGCAGGGTCTTTAACAACATATTTTTTATTGTTTTCATCGTGGTCATCAATACCTACAAACTCTTGATTCTTTTTAATATTTTGTTGGTTTTCATCTGAAACAATATTAATCTTAGAGTTTGGGTTAAGGTTTAATTCATTATCCAATTCAATCTGTTGTTTTTTCTTTTCTTCTGGAGTTATAACAGTTGTTGTATCAGTTTGACCTAAATCATCATTATTTTCTTCTTCTAATAATATATTCAAATCATATGAATTAAATCCTTCTAAAACATCTATATCTAAGCAGTTGTTGTAAATATCATCAACGGTTTCAAGAATAACATTCTTATCCAATGTTTTGGCAATACCGTTATCAATATAAAGATAACCTTTGCCTTCATTTATTTTATAAGAAACTTTTTTACCATTTATCTCTAATGATGCAGGTAAATCATTTTGGATAGCTTCTTTGAAAAGACTTACATCAACAGTTTCAGGTTTTCTTTTTTTAGTTTTTTTCTGACCAACTGGTTGTGATACTGTTGCAACAGATGCAGCACAAGTTGCTCCTGCTGAACAAGTTTCTTTAATAGGTAATCCTTCTACACCATTTTTAGTTCTCTTTGGATATTTTTGTCCTTCAACTTCATACCAAGAATGATCAAAAACTGTATCTTCATCTAATTGGTCATCAGCAGCTCTATCAACTATTTGATATTCATAATCAATAACTTTGATGCTACCATTATATGATTCACCCATATCTTCTAATATTGCTTCTTTAATTTCTTCATCTAAACTTGTATTAGCATCGTGATGGATTTTCAAAACTTTTTTATCATGAAGATTATATTCACCTTCAAAATAGTCATCAACAACAATGTCATAAGCAACAACTGTATAATTTCCAGATGGCAATGTTTGTTCTTCATCTAATTCTTCTTCGCCATCCCAATAATTATCTTCAGTATCATATTCAAAGTATAAATTAAAGCGTGAAGCAGGTATAGCCCATTCATCTTCTGTTGTATAATCAAGGGTTCCAATATAATACTTTGGTTCAAGATGTTTTGAGTTTGAATCGGGTTCCACTATATCATTAATTCTAAAACCACTGCTTATACTAGCAAATGGGTTATCTTGTTCTTTACCATCAACCATTACTTTTGGTCTTGGTATGAATCTATCACCAACTCTGTATTCTACTTTTTGTACATCATTGATTTCTTCATCTAATTGTTCTTCTTCACCATCATCATAATCATCAGGAAGTATATTATCAATATCTAATCCAAACATATCTTTTAATTCAAATGGTGTGGCAATATATATTTTTTCATCACCATCTTGGCGCATTTTGATAATATTTTCGTATCCGTCAGACGAAACATCAACTATTTCCCATGTTGTATCGTCTTCTTTATCTTTTAATCTTTTTCCAATTAAAGAATTTCTATAATCATTGACATTAATATCACTTCTATTATTCTCTTTAGATGATTTAGCCAAACCTTCATCTAATTCTTCACCATCCCAATAATCTTCGTCTTCATTATATGGAACACAAAACTTATCTAAATCAGACTCTAATTTAGTGTAAATCATTTTTGCTGATTCATCATCTTTAAAATGATAGGGTTTAGAAATCTCATAATAGTATTCTCGCATATTATCATCAAAGTTTACAGAATCAATTGTGTAAATATCACCTGTGTTAATGTTTTTTATTTCATCACCTTTGCGATAATGAGCTTTATGAACTGTTTCATCTAAAGCAACGCTTTCATTTAGCTTTTTAAAATGTGACTTCAATGTTGCTTTACTAACAGGATAAACTTTATTAGTATAACCATCTTTCAAATCATAAAACGAACCTCTTTGATTTGAAATGGTATATGTATAACCATTTGATTTATAAATGACTTTATCACCAACTTTATACTCGGAGTCAACTGATTCCTTAATTACTGACTCCCCTAACAATGTATTGAAATAATCAGATATTTTACCAATCAAAGTGTTTATTGTTTGAAGATTCTCAATATTATTTTCTCTTGAATCTGATTTAATATCATTTTGATGGCTTGCCAATGCTGTAATAGCAGATGTTACTTCAGCAGAGTTTGGTTTTCTCAATATTGGAGCATCAATAGCAGTTGGAGAAAGTTTCATTGGTTGAACAATTGGAGCAACACAATTATCTATACAATCACATTGTGGTTCACAACAACAATCATCATTACAATCACAACAAGGTTCAGCACAACAATTATCCTCACAAGGTATTACATCACCTTCTTTATTGACTGTAATATTGATAACAGTTGGTTTAATGCCATCTAACAAACCGTCAAAAGTATCTTCTCCACAAGCATTTGCTACAACTTGTGTAGGTAAACAACTTTCTTCCAATTGTGGTTTAGAACCCATCAATGAATTCATTTTTGTTTCCAATGATGATTTTACCGAAGCTAATTCATTTGCTTCATTCATGTTTTTAACTTTAGCCATTAAGTTATTAATTCTATCAGAAATACTTTTAAGAACATTGATGTCATTAACACTGTCAATAGCTGTATTTAATTCATCTATTGTTTCCTGATATTTGTTATATGATTCTTCAATCATTTGACGATGAATATCTTCTGATGTAAAATGTTGAGCATTTTTATTTTCAAATATTTGTTTACCATCACTATCCAATTTAACAAACATTATTTGACCATCATCTGTTTTAAATTCTAAGTTCCAAGTATCAACATTTATATTAGGATATGCTCTGGCAATAATTTTTCTAGCATTATAAGCATAACCTTTATCAGCTGCTGTAATATAGCAAACCATGCCCAACTTTTGTGTTGGTTGAAAACCAAATCTAACCTTACCATTCATATAATCTTGAAAGGTCATTTTGTGTTCTTCACCTTTTCCCAATTCTTTAATTTCTTTTGTATTAATATCAAGAATACCTGCTGTTCTATCCAATATTGAATATCCATCAGCAGCTTCTGTAACTTCTTCTTTTTCAGTTTCTTCTTTCTTTACAGAATTACAAAAGATTTCGATTTCATTCTTTAATGCGTAAATTACTTGTGCTAAATTTTTACCATCAACTACCAAATCTGTATTAAATTTTAATGAGGATTGATTTACAGATGATTGTTGAACCATGCCAATAAATGTTTTAGCAGCATTTACACCAGCTTTTTGAGAAATAATATTATAAATTCCTTCTAAACATTGTTGTTGATTAGCTGACATTTTAGCAGCAACTAATTCAACCAATTGATTTAACTCCATAATTTGATTTAAGTTTAAACCAGAAGCTTCTTTTAAAACTCTTTTCTTAACTGCTTTTGCAAATTGTTCCTGACAAACTTCATAGTTTCCATCAGCTGAACCAGCCATTAATTCAAGTATTTTTGTTCTAGCTTTTTCTCTAGTTAATGACTCAACAATATAATCAATATTTGACATTTCATTGTAAGATAAATCAAGCTTGTCAAATAACTTCGATAATTCATAGTCATTTGTAACATTAAAAACTTCATAAATGTTTGACATTATTATTCCTCATTAAACTCTTATAGAAGTATTTATTCTTTAGACTAAAAGAAAAGAGAGGATTTAAGAACCCTCTCTTTAGATTGATGTACTTTCCATTAAGATTAGAACAATACTTCTTTAACTTCAACGTTAGCTTTTGTAAGACCATAAGCAACGTCAGCTGGTGTTTTAAGACCATCGAATAAAGCAACGATTTTATCTTTAGCTTCATCGATTAAATCTTTTTTAGAAACTTGTTCTACACCACCATCTTTCAAGCCTTTACCATAAACATTAGCTTGTTCTAATGTGAATTCAAGAACATTTTCTTCAGCTTTAGTGATGATTGGTTGACCACCATATGTTCTTAAAACTTCCAAAGCTCTCAAGAAAGCAGCTTGAGAAGCAGCTTCTTTAGCGATTTCTTCTTTAGAATCATCAGCAGCAGCATATGTGAAATCAATGCCGTCACCGAATGTTAATTTGTAGTATTGTACGCATCCGTTAAGAGCTGTAAAGCCATCTTTCAAACGGAAAGTTTTTCCAAAACCATAATCCATATTATTTCTCCTAAATTAAATTAATGATACAACAATTTGTATCTGATAGTATTTATTCAAGAATGACGAAAAAATAATTTTATCATAAATACTATTATAAAAAACGTTTTTTACAAAGGATTAAATACAATGAGAGTTATATTGGAAACAATCACTGGTCGTAAAGGTATTAAAAACTTTTCTTCATTAGAAGAATATGTTGACTTTATGACAAAAAATGGTGATAAGATTAAAAATATTGTTGAATCTGATTTACCTTATGATGATAAACCAGTAAATGTTGCTAAACCATCACAATCAAATGGTTGGGAACAAGTTAATAAAACAACATTTGGAGATGTTGTTAAAAAAGCTGAAAAAGGTGATTGTATATTACCTCATAAAGCATCTTCTGTATTCAAAGATGAAGCAAAGTTTGAACCTTCAAAAGCTTCTGAAAAAGCTGATTCTAACGATTCTAATGTTCCAGAGTTTAAATATGAAGAGACAAAATCTGAAGAGCCAAAGGAAGAAAAAGTAGAAGCTCCTAAAGCTGAAGAAAAAGATGAACCTAAAACAGAAAAAGTAGAGTCTCCTAAAACAGAAAAAACTAAAGAAGCTCCTAAAGCTGAATCTAAACCAGAAGAAAAGAAAGAAGAATCAGAAGAAGATAAAGAAATTAAAGAATCTTTGAGAATTGCTGGTGTTGAACTTGATGAAGGTATTTCATCTTGGAAAGATAAATTTAAATCAATTGTTAGTAAAGTTTTAAATAAAAAAGAAATGCCAGTGGAAAAACAATTTTTAAAAATTATTGATAGCGCAAGATGGACAGATAGCATGCCTTCAAACGCATCGCCAGAATCACTTCTTTTTCTTGCTGCTATGGTATCTGATTTAAAAGACAATGGTAGATTAAACGATTTTATTAATAATAACTATGATAAGTGTATATCTTTAATTAATAAATTATATACAAAGAAAATAGGTGATTATGATTTAGATAATGATGAGGATGTTAATTCATTTTTAGATGAGGGTTTCAAAGATAAATTTAAAAAAGCTGTAGCTACTGGTGCAATGGCTGCTTCATTAGCTTCTGGTAGTGCTCATGCGATGGAAGACCCATACTATGATGGTGC